TACTTTGCGATTACGCGAACAGGTTCAACGGTTACTGCGTATATCAATAACTCATCCATTGGCACGGCAACGAATTCTGGGTCAATCCAAAACACGACGCTAACGATTGGCGGCGAGTGGAACGGCGACCCGTACCGTTGGATTGGCTACCTGTCAAACATCCGCGTTTCAAACGTTGTTCGCACGATCACGGCTGCGCCAACTGCGCCGTTTACATCCGATGCCAACACGGTTGTCTTAACCTGCCAAGCCAATAGGTTCATTGACGCTTCCTCTAATGCTTACACGATCACCCGCAACGGTGACGTATCGGTACAGGCTTTCTCCCCGTTCAACCCTACGGCTGCTTGGTCTGCCTCGACGAATGGCGGCAGCGGGTATTTTGATGGGAGTGGGGATTATTTGCAGTTGGCAGACAGCACCGCATGGGATTTGGCCGGTGACTTTACTATTGAAATGTCGCTTTATAAAACATCCACAACGTCTCAAACCTTTTTCATGCTTGGAGCGGGTGGAAGCACAAGCATTTTGATGTATCAAAACGCTAGCAACGTCATCATTTTCTTAACAAGCAGCGCGGTTATTACAGCCTCAACTGCCGCCCAGTTAAACGCATGGAACCATGTTGCTCTGGTTAGAAGTGGCTCAACGATTACGCTTTACCTAAACGGAACAAATGTCGGTCAGGCTACAAACGCAACTTCGTTTACTGGTGATGCGGCAAACGGTGTTCGGATTGGCGCGGAGTACCCAACCGGGTTTGAGTTTACGGGCTATATCTCTAACGCTCGTATTGTCAAAGGCACGGCTGTCTACACCTCCAACTTCACGCCTCCAAGCGCCCCTCTGACGGCCATTACTAATACCCAACTTCTCACCAACTTCACCAACGCAGGCATCTACGACGCTACGGCCAAGAACGATCTGGAGACGGTCGGCAACGCGCAGATCAGCACGACGCAGAGCAAGTTCGGCGGCTCGTCGATGTATTTCGATGGGACGGGGGATTGGCTGTCTAGCCCAGATGGGCAGAATTACAACCTTGGGTCTGGTGATTTCACGATTGAATGCTGGGTGTAAAAGTGGGTTAACTCGTATATCAACACAACAGGAACCGTACAAACGCAAGTTTCAACAAGTGGCGCGGCGTGGCTATTTAATACGGCTACAACTAGCACAATTACTTCCGGCTCTTGGAACCATATTGCGTGGGTGCGGTATGGGGCTGATTTTTCGGTATACGTCAATGGTATAAAAAATACGATGACTACAACTTTGTCGGGCAGCGTTTACACGGATGCGTCAGCATTGATTGTCGGGGCAATGGGAACAACTGGGTCGTTTATTTATTCAATGAATGGCTACATTGACGACTTCCGCATTACCAAAGGCATCGCCCGCTACACCGCTGCCTTCACCCCGCCGACCACCGCGTTCCCGCTTCTGTGAGATAACCCATGACGCTTTATAGTTTCAAAGGCCACTACCCCGTCGAGCAGATCGACAACAACAAGGGTTGGTACGAGGTTCCCGCCAAGCCGGAAGCGCCGGAAGGCAAAGAAGTCCGGTGGGAAAACGCCGAATGGGTGGTGCGTGACCCAAAGCCCGAGGATCGTCCGGGCTTTCAATGGAACTGGAACCACGGCGAGATGGCTTGGGTAGAATGTGAGTACGCTGCGACGCTGCCAGAAAGCGATGTGCCGGAAATGGTTTTCGAGCCTACACCCGAGACCGCTTCTGCTGTAGCGAACAATGAGTTCGACATCACCGTCGATGGAGTACCTGTCTAATGGCTACTTGGAAAGTCACCCGAATAGAAACGTCTAGCGTCGGCGGCTTGAGCGATGTGATCGTTCGCTGCACGTTTGATGTGCTGGTGTCTGACGGCGCTAAACACGGCTATACGTTCGGCGAGGTAGACTTACTGCCGCCCGATGCTGCCGCCTTTGTGGCGTTTGACTTGGTGACTCACGAGCAGGCTGTGGAGTGGGTAAAGCAAGCACTCGGTGCTGCTGCTGGCGAATACGAGGCCAAGGTGCAGGCGCAGGTGGCTAACCAGCCAGAGCCTGTCTCGTTTGTGCGGTTGCCTTGGAGTAAGTAAAGATGGCTGATTCACGCGCTGCTGAAGTCCTCGAGGGCTACGATCGTCTGAAAGGCGCGCGTGGTACATGGGAGAATCATTGGCAGGAAGTAGCCGAGCGCGTCTGGCCGACGATGGCCGAGATGACTGGCTGGCGTACACCGGGCGAGAAGCGATCGGAGAAGATCTTCGACTCGACTGCACAGCGCGCTCTGCCGCGGTTCTCTGCTGCGATGGATTCGATGCTGACTCCTGCGACCCAACTGTGGCACGGGCTGTACACGGGCATTCCAGAACTAGATGACGACATTGCTGTTCGCCGCTGGTGCGACAGTTTGCGTGACATTATGTTCCGGCAACGGTACTCGCCGAGCGCAAACTTTGCTTCGCAGGCATTCGAGTGCTACATGAGCCTTGGTGCATTTGGTACGTCTGCAATGTTTATTGACGAAGTGCCGGGTGTCACGCTGCGATACCGCGCGATCCCGCTTTCGGAGCTTGTCATCGACCTCGACCACGTTGGCCGCGTCGATACGGTTTATCGCTCGTTCCAACTCTCTGCGCGCCAAGCGATCCAGATTCCGGGCTGGGCTGGCAAGCTGCCCCGCGGCATTGTTGAGCAGGCCAAGAGCGCGCCGAACACGATGTTCGAGTTTGTGCATTGTGTGCGCCCGAACACCGACTACAAGGAAGGCATGGCTGGCGCTGACGGTATGCGATATTTGTCGCGCTACGTCTCTCGAGAAGGGCAAGTGCTGCTCGAGGACAGCGGCTATCGAGTGATGCCGTATGCGGTTGGTCGGTACGTTACCGGCCCGCGTGAGATTTATGGGCGCTCTCCTGCGATGGAGGCTCTGGCCGACATCAAGTCTCTGCAAGAGATGGAAAAAACCATGCTCCGTATGGCGCACCGCATGGTCGATCCTCCGCTCATCCTGACGGAGGAGGGGGCTTTGAATGCCTTCTCTGTGCGCCCCAATGCGTTGAACTACGGCTACCTGCGTGACGACGGTACGCCGCTAGTGCAGCCTCTGATGACGGGCGGCAATCTGCCGATCGGCATTGAGATGGCTGATCAGAAGCGTCGCGCCGTGAACGATTCGTTCTTGGTGACGTTGTTCCAGATCCTTGTCGAAGAGCCGCGCACGATGACTGCAACTGAAGTGTTGCAGCGCGCGCAAGAGAAGGGCGCTCTGCTCGGGCCGACGATGGGTCGCCAGCAGTCGGAATTCTTGGGGCCGATCATCGACCGCGAACTCGATCTGCTCTCGGCGAGCTTCAACCTGCCGGAGCCGCCGCCCGTGCTGCTCGACTACCTATCATCCGGTGGCGAGATTCTGCCGAGGTATCAGGGGCCGCTCGCTCGGTTGATGAAGACCGAAGAGGCTGCGGGCATCCTGCGCACGATCGAGGCCATGCTGCCGGTCGCGCAGGTCTCTGGCGATATGTCTGTGCTGCGCCGCATTAATGCCGACGAGGCGATCAAGCTCATTGCCGAGGCCAACGGTGTCCCGGCCAAGGCACTGCGCACCGATGAGGAGCTCGAGGCTATGGATGCCGAGGATGCGCAACAGCAGCAGACAGAGCAGTTGCTGGCTGCCGCTCCGATTGCAGGCCAAGCCGCCGAACGATTTGCCAAGGCCGAACAGATCGCGGCATCGGCTCCGCGTAGAGCTGTCCCGGGAGTTTGACGATGGATGCGCAGATGATGTTCAACATTCTGGTCGGCGCGTCTGGCTTCATGATCGGCTGGATTCTAAATAGCCTGACCCGCTCAATCGAGAAGCTCGACCGGGATGTGCGCAATCTGCCGCATATGTACGTCACCAAGGCTGACTACCGGGACGATGTGCAGCACATTCGCCGAACCCTCGACGACATTTTCAATCTGATAAACCAGCTCTCGACCACTAAAGCGGACAAGTAGCATGGAACTGTTCGAGATCTTTACTCGAGCGTGGCCGGTCATCCTTGCGATGATCACGCTGATCATTGTGCTGTCAAAGCTAGATCTGCGTGTCGCTGTCCTTGAGGACAAGATGAAAACGCTATTCGACCTGCTGAACAAGAAGGCCGATAAATGAATATGCAAAAGATCATCGATATGTTGTTCCCGGTTCTGCTAGCCGCGGTCGGTTGGCTCCTGACCGAGATTGCCTCGTTTAACAATCGGCTGATCGCCATTGAGAGCAAGATCCCGATTCTGATCACCGAAGACGGTGTGCCGACTGACAGCCCATTGAGTGCGGCCAAGCGGCAGCAACTGAAAGACGAGATCATGGACGACATCCATGATTTGCAAGTGAGAACAAAACTGCTTGAGGAACGCGCCAAATGATGACATTAGTTTCTACGTTTCTGTCGTTCCTCGCTGGCGGCCTCCCGAAGATCCTTGAGTTTTTCCAAGACAAGCAGGACAAAAAGCATGAGCTTTCCATCCT